ATCAAAGCATGGAAAGACCGGGTTGGTGAAGAAGAAGCAAACAAGATTTCCTCACGCGCAGGTGTGCGAGGTACCAAAATTCATAAACTTTGTGAAACACACCTTCTCAATGAAAATGTTGGAAAACTAAATCCACTACATGCAAGGTCATTCAATGCACTTCGAAAATGGTTAGACAAAAATGTCGATATCGTCAAAGCACTTGAAATTCCTATGTATAGCGAATATCTTACTGTAGCGGGTAGATGTGATTGTGTAGCTCAATTGAAAAATGGATCATTATGTATTGTAGACTTCAAAACGGCACTAAGACCTAAAACCTTAGATAAGATTGAAGGATATCTTCTTCAAGCTACAGCATATTGTATTATGTTTGAAGAAAGATTTGGTATGCCTATAAATAAATTTGCCATTCTTATTGCGGTTGATGATAATGAACCACAATACTTTTATGGTAAAAGGGATGATTATGTTAATCATCTTCAAGAATGTATAAAGGAATACTATTATGAGAAAAGGATTTTTGATTCTTATATTAGCGCTTAGTTTTTTATTCACTACAGCAAATGCTAATGAATTACCCGAAAACTGTATGGATCGGAATATATTCATCGCAAATCTGACTAAAATGGGATTTACCCTTGATGGTAGAGGGCTTCAGAAAAATGAAACCGTTTTAGAATTGTATACACACGATGGCGGCGCCTTTATAATTTTGGTGTTACATCCTAATACTCCACCACAGATGCCCGCGATTATCGCTTGTGAAGTGAGTCGAGGAGAAATGTGGTTCGGATACAAACCCAATCTCGATAAATACAAAAAGAGTTGATTTTTCTGTTGACAGAAAAACATAAATATCATAAGATATCTATAGTGAGTGAGACGGAGAAAACGTGATGTTTGAAATTTATGTCTTTGTAGTCCTGATGGTGATGGCTGTTCTGGCAGTACTTTCGAGTCATTTTGAAAATGATACCTAAAGAAATTTCCTATCTGATTGACGAATATCACGCGAGTCTAGCTGGTATGAGTGATCGAACTGAAGACGACATTTTGAATGAACTCGAAATGTTGTGTGATAAATATAATTTGTATATCAATGATGTGTTGGAGTTTTGCTAATGTTTAATGCTACTCTATATGATGTTCGCCCTGCTGGTGAAAATTTTGTCGAAGTTACCGTACTTCCCTTCATGGAAAAGACTGAAAAGTTTATGGTCCTGCCTATGAATGAAACAGAATTTCTAGAATGCTATCGGTTGTGGCAGCTTGATGGGCTGTTGATTCAGCAAGCATTTCCAATGCTTAATGAAGATCAGCGAGAATTTCTACTCACTGGAATGACGGCGGATGAGTGGAACAATCTTTTCAAGGAAGATGTATAATTTCTCTTGACAAATAAATCGGTTCGCGCTATATTATCTATATGATGGATGTTTACAAGGAGACTATCAATGCGTAATATTACTAAGATTGCACTTATCTCGGCTCTCGCCCTTTCGTTGGGAGCTTGTCAGACAAATCAGATTGGTACAGGACTTGGCGCTCTCGTTGGAGGTGCTGGAGGCGGTTATGCCGCTCATAAGTTTCTCGGACAAGGTCAGGGTAAAATGGTCGCAGCCGCTGGTGGTGCAGTGGGTGGAGCCCTTCTAGGAGGCCTCCTCGGCAATTCCCTCACACTCCCGTATACCAATCGTACCAACATCAATAACAACGCTGGAGCGATCTATCAGAACGGGCAACGTATTGATGGACTTCAGACGCGAATTGATAGCAATGGCAATGTCGTTTATGTCCAGCCTTCCGCACCTAATGTCGTTTATGTCCAGCCTTCCGCACCTTCCAATAGCAATAGCTATAAGTGTAAGGTTGTAAATAACTATGTCATTTGTAATGACTGATATGCAAATTTTGCATCGCTAATTTGTGCGGTGCAATATAAATATAAATGAGTGTTTCGCGAAAGGTTACACTCATTTTTTTGCGTGCTGAATATTCAGGCGCTTTACATAACCTCGCTTTTATAAGGAGAAAAATATGACTACATATCGTAGAACTAAAGATAATTTTCTTTTGAATCCATTTTCTGTAGGGTTTGATGAACTTTTCAAACTAGTTAATCAAACCAATCCCAGTTATCCTCCCTACAATATCGTAAAGGCTTCTGATACTGAATACACAATCGAACTAGCGGTTGCCGGCTTCAGTGAAGATGAACTAGAAGTTACCCTAGACGGAAATAAACTTTCTGTGATTGGTAAAGTTATCTCAAATCGAGAGACAGAAAAGTTTCTTTATCGCGGTATTGCTAATCGAAACTTTACTCATAATTTTACTATTGCGGACAATGTAGAAGTTTCCGATGTTTCCCTTGTAGATGGTATGCTTGTCATTTCTCTTGTAAGAAATGTTCCAGAAGAAGAAAAGCCTAAGAAGTTTTCTATTACTAAAAAGGGAGAATTTTTAGCCGAATGAAAAAAATTCTTAGAGCAATTTTTATTCCTTGGGAAGAAAGATTTATAAGCGAAGCAGTCGATCACGCGGACTTCACTGCGAGAATCAAATTTGTCCGTCAACTAAAAGAAAGGCAAATTCTTCATGTTAGCTTCTAGTATCGCGTTCGGAGGTATCTTTTCCCTCTTTTTCGCTGCGGTAGTAATCGGCAGAATCTTCTACAAAATTACTACTTGACATTTCCAAATCAACCTGATAGAATGGGAGAATGAAAGTTTTCCCATTCTTTTTTTACATGAGGCAATATGCATTTTTATACTAACATTGATCGATATGGTAATAAGCTTCTTTATCGAGGTATTAGTAATGGCAAACGAGTGACGAAGAAGATTCCTTTCGAGCCTACTTTTTATATTCCCGACAACAACGGAAATTCAGAGTGGTCTTCTCTTCATGGTAGACCTCTCTCCGAGTTTAAACCTGGCAATATGCGGGAGGCAAAAGAATTCCTAGATAGATATGAAGATGTTGATAACTTTGAAATTCATGGTACAACAAATTATATCCATCAATTCATTTCTGATACTTGGACTAAGGATATTAAATTTGATATCACCAAACTCAATATCACTGCAATTGACATTGAGGTGGGCAGCGAAGATGGTTTTCCAGAGCCGGAAGAAGCTAAACACGAAATTACAGCTATTACACTCAAAGATTTCAATAGAGGTCATTTTTTCACTTGGGGTGTGGGGGACTTTGATACCGAGTCGTGTGAACAGAACGTAATCTACCGTCAAGCGAAAGATGAACGGGAACTTCTACTTGACTTCCTAGCGCACTGGGAAGAATGTATGCCAGACATTCTGACTGGATGGTTCTCTGAATCTTTTGATATTCCATATCTGGTCAATCGTATTGCAAGGCTGTTTGGCGATGATATGGTCAAAACATTGTCGCCTTGGAGACGCGTGGAACGCAACGATGTTCCCGTAGCAGGTAAAGTTCGCCAACAGTTTGATATTATTGGCATTACTCAACTTGATTATATTGATATCTTCAAAAAGTTTACTTTGAACACACTTGGAGTTCAAGAGTCTTATAAGTTGGATCATATCGCTTGGGTAGTTCTTGGTGAGAAGAAACTTGACTATTCCGAGCATGGTACTCTTCATGGTCTTTATAAGAATGATTTTCAGAAGTATATTCGATATAATATCAAAGACGTGGAATTGATCCAACGTATTGATGAAAATCTAGCCCTTATCGAATTAGTGTTAGTTATGGCATATCGCAGTAAATGTGGTATTGCGGAGACCCTTGGCACTGTAGGCATTTGGGATGCTACTCTTCTCAATGAGTTTCGAAAGAGAAAGATTGCAGTGCCGCCAAAAGTGATAAAGCAGTATACCACGATTGAAGGTGGTTACGTCAAAGACCCGAAGCCTGGAATGTATGAATGGGTAGTTTCTTTTGATTTGAATAGTCTGTATCCACATATCATCATGCAATACAATATGTCACCGGAAACGATTGTGGATCATCGTGTCCCTGGTATTACTGTCGATTATCTTCTAGAAGCCTTGAAGAACGATACGCCTCTTGATATTCCAGAAAATATGACTATGACGGCTACTGGGCAATGTTTCAGAAATAACAAATCTGGCATCATTCCAGAGGTCATTGAAAGTTATTATGCTGAAAGGTCGAAGACTAAGACCAAGATGCTGGAACTAAAGAAAGAATACGAGAAAACTGAAGACAAAGAAACCAAACGAGCAATCGGCATCCAGAATAACATTCAAATGTCGATTAAGATTATGATGAATAGTCTTTACGGTGCAATGGCAAATAAGTATTTCAGATACTTTGATATTCGCATGGCAGAGTCTATTACGGTATCTGGGCAGTTGACTATCCGTTGGGCTGAACATGTTTTGAACGAATTCATGAATGAACTTTTGAAGACAAAGAATGTCGATTATGTGATAGCAATCGATACCGATTCGGTTTACTTAGATATGTCTGGATTAGTCAAACAAATTCTTGGTGATAATCCTGATACTCAAAAAGCTGTTGATTTTCTGTCCAAGGCTTCTCCTAAGTTTGAAAAGAAACTTGAAGAAGCGTACACATTCTTAGCTAAAAAACTTCAAGCGCCTCAACAAAAGATGGTTATGGCGCGTGAGATTATTGCAGACAAGGCTATTTGGACAGCTAAGAAGCGATATATTGCCCACGTTTGGGATAGTGAGGGTGTTCGCTATAAAGAGCCTGAGTTGAAGGTAACGGGGATTGAAGCTGTTAGATCGTCAACTCCGGCTGCGTGTCGCGAAATGATTAAGGATACTCTAAAGTTGATTATGACGGCTGATGAGGATACGGTTCAGCGTGAGATTGAACAACTGCGAAAGAAGTTTTGGACATTGCCTCCAGAAGATATCGCGTTTCCGCGTGGTGTAAGTGATATGGAGAAGTATATGGACAAGAGTTCGCTTTATAAGTCTGGCGCACCTATTCATGTTCGTGCGGCTATACTTTATAATGAAGCTTTGAAGGATTATAATTTGTCTCATAAATATGAAATCATCCAATCAGGCAATAAGATGAAGTTTTTGTATATGAAAAAGCCAAATCCAATTTTTGAAAACGTGTTTGGATTTGAGACAATTTTTCCTAGAGAGACTGAATTGGAGAAATATATTGACTACGATTTGCAGTTTGAAAAAGCGTTTGTCGATCCTATTCAAGCTATCATGACTGCGATTGGATGGAATGTAGAAGCAAAAGGTACATTGGAGGATTTATTTGGATGAGTAGCTGGGTAGAAGATTTCGGATTTACCGCCGTTGATGAAGATACTTATAGAAAGCGGATTGTTGATCAAGAAAAGCAACTAGAGGCGGAAAAGCCACCAGTCGCCGCTAAAACAGATATTACAGAACTTGAAAGCAGACTTGAAAAGAAACTCGATAGTCTCAAAAATCTTGAAAAAAAGATTGACAAAGTTCTGTCCTTAGCGTATGATAGTGAGAATATAGTTGAAGAACGAAAACAACTAGCCGACAGCGTTGCGAATCAAAAAGTTCAAGCTTTAGCTGAAGTCGTTATGCCATTGCTGCAAAGTCTTTATCGTACTCAAAATCAGGAATATATTCACTGGCCAAATCGCGGGCCCGTGATTCAAAAACAAATTGAAAAAGTAAATGCAATTTTAGACGGTAGCTATTTTAAAGGAGAATAAATGAGTTTTTTTAAAGATATGGTAAAGAACATTAATGACGAAAATGTTCATTTATTAGAAGATGGTGGCAATTCTTCGGAGTTTACTGGATGGATCGATACCGGATCTTACATGATTAATGCTTTATGTTCAGGTTCACTTTTTGGAGGTATTCCAAACAATAAAATTCTTGGACTTGCTGGGGAAGAAGCGACAGGTAAGACCTACTTTGCTTTAGGTATGGTAGAAAACTTTATGAGACAAAATCAGGAAGCTGGTTGTTTCTACTATGATACTGAGTCCGCAGTCACCAAGGAAATGATGCTTCTTCGAGGAATTGATCCTAAACGAATGATCGTTTCAGAACCTTCTACAGTTCAACAATTTCGATATATGGCACTTCAAGTATTGAAGAATTATCGTGAAGCGAAGAATCCGCCTCCAATGATGATGGTTCTAGATTCAATGGGGCAGTTATCCACTTCAAAAGAAATTGAAGATACTGAAAAAGGTTCTGAAACTAAAGATATGTCACGGGCAGCACTCCTCAAAGGTGCGTTTCGGGTTCTCAATCTAAATCTTGCGAAGTGTCGAGTTCCTATGATTGTCACAAATCATGTTTATGATAAGGTAGGTTCTTTCATTCCTCAGAAAGAAATGTCGGGCGGATCAGGATTGAAGTATTCCGCTAGTACAATTCTTTTTCTCTAAAAAGAAAGATAGAGACGGCACTGATATTAAGGGTAATATTATTACTGTCACTGCGGCGAAGTCTAGGTTTACAAAACAGTGGATGAAAGCGGAAGCTAGACTCTCTTATGATACTGGGCTTGATCGTTATTATGGATTACTTGACTTAGGAGCTAAGTATGATATAGTAAAGAAAGCTGCAAAAGGATGGGAAATGCCTGATGGTTCTAAACATTCCGAGAGGAAAATTTATGATGATCCAGAAAGATTTTTCACAGATGATCTTATGCAAAGATTAGAAGAAGCTGCTAAGAAAGAATTTAGCTATGGTAACACACTAGAAGAGGAAGAAGAAACCATAAATGAGATTAGAGAAAACGATCTTATCGAATCTAATTAATAATGAAGAATTTACAAGAAAAGTAATTCCATATCTGAAAGAAGAATATTTTCATGATTTGACCGAAAAGACAGTATTCAATCTAATTACTGATCATGTAAAAAAGTATAATACTCTTCCTAGTAGAGAAATATTAGCAATCAATTTAGATAACGAAGAAAATGTCGGGGAAGACCTTTATAAGTCTTCCCTAGACTTTTTAGAAGCGCTTACTTCTTCTGAAAAAGATTTGCAGTGGCTTCTAGATAAAACGGAAGAGTTTTGTCAGGATAAAGCTGTATATAATGCAGTGATGGACTCAATTCAAATTCTAGATGGGCGCGATGAAAAACTTTCAAAGACAGCCATTCCAGACATTCTATCTAAAGCTTTAGGAGTTTCTTTTGACTCTCATATTGGGCATGATTGGATTGAAGATTTTGAAGAAAGATTTGATTTCTATCATAAAGTCGAAAGTCGAATTCCTTTTGACCTTGAATATCTGAATACTATCACTAAAGGAGGGCTTCCAAACAAAACTTTAACTTGTTTACTCGCGGGCACAAATGTCGGCAAAAGTTTGGCTATGTGTCATATGGCAGCCGCTAATATTCTTGATGGTAAAAATGTACTTTATATCACGATGGAAATGGCAGAAGAAAGAATTGCAGAAAGAATTGATGCAAATCTTTTAGATGTTCCTATCAAAGATATCGAAAATCTTTCAAAGGAAGTTTTTGAAAAGAAAATTCATCGAGTACAGAAAAAGACTAGCGGTAAACTAATCGTAAAAGAATATCCTACCGCTACCGCTGGTGCTGGGCATTTTAGGCATTTATTGAACGAATTGAAGTTGAAAAGAAATTTCACTCCACATATCATTTATATTGATTATCTGAATATTTGTTGTTCTATGAGATTGAAATATGGTTCTAATGTGAATACTTATATGTATATCAAGTCGGTCGCGGAAGAATTGAGAGGCCTAGCCGTCGAACGAGATATTCCTATTGTGACTGCTACACAAACTAATAGAACTGGTTATACGAATAGTGATCCAGGGCTTGAAGACACTTCAGAATCTTTTGGTTTGCCAGCTACAGTTGATTTGATGATTGCCATTATCACCAGTGAAGAGTTAGAACAATTAGAACAGTTGAAATTTAAACAGTTGAAGAATCGATTGAATGATGTAACGCAAAATAGAGCGTTCTTAATAGGGGTTGACAGAAGTAGAATGAGACTGTATGATGTAGAACAAGATGCACAGGAGGGTATGCCAGAAGACGATACATCGGTTATGGACAATTCTTCCTTCGGCGAAAGAGTGAATGATGAAGGAAAACGAGGTAAACGATTCAACATGGGAGATTTTAGATGAATTATCGTTTTGAGAAGAATGGTGAAAAATTTCAAATTATTGAAGTTCGCCCTTGGGCTTCTTTCAATGTCGATCTTGAAAATGAGGAGTTGGTAGTTTTTTCGAGTGCCAATGAAAAGTATACTAAAGACCTATATCGTAGGATGAAACGCGGAGAGTGCGGATTCGATGGATGGACTCCAAATTTTCTCTTGAAATAAATCGTATATATAGTATACTGTAAAAAATGGAGAAAAACGATGGTTGATTATATAAAAATCGTCAAAGAAGTTTTAGAATCTAAGAGGCGTGGAGGAGATGATTTTGACATTATCGAACGCGTTAGTTTATCACTAGAAATTCCACGAAGTCGAGCAAAAGAAGTTTACAATTCACTTAACACGAAGCGAGTAGGATAACAATGTCATTAGAAGATGGTGTAACTCTGATCACTCTTCCGGATGGTCGGCTTGGAATGATCGAACCCGTCGAAAAAAATCAACGAGTTTTTCGCCGTTGCGGTCCATACCATGAATTTCTCGAATGGTCCTATAAAGCCGATATCGATAAGAACGGTAGTCGTGCTCGATGGTATGGTTTTGCATCAAAAGAATTGCCTTCCACGATGACAAATCTTTAATTTTTTCTTGACAAAAAATCTCCATAAGTTATAATGTCTATAGTGAGTGAGAGAGAGAGAGTGTGATGTTTGTTTCTGCGAACTTTGAAAACCTAACTGGTCGCGATCCTTATGTGTTCTACAATCACAACGGCAAGCGGAAGTTTGTCGCTCGGTTCAAGTACGGAACGGGAGGGAAGGCCGACTTCCTTCGGTTTCTTCGGAAGAACTTCACGCCCGCTGAGTATTTCAGCAAGCTTGAACAGGGTTTGCCGCCCTTGAAGGTTCTTGAAGAGAAGGGTTATGTCTCGCCGATCGTTAAGAAGGTTTTGAAGATGCGGGGATATCCTCAGACGCAGGCAGGCTTTGCTGCGATGCTCGCCGATGAAACTGGCAAGGATAACTAATTTTTCTCTTGACAAAAAACTTCTATGTGCTATATTACATATAGACAGTGAGAGAGACAGAGACATGATGAAGTTTACCCAGTACGAGACCACCGCCATTGATATCAAGACTGCCCACATGGCGATAAACGCAGAAGTAGAAGTTGATATCATTGAGAATATTAACGGAGAATTTGAGCTTTGGGTCGCAAAAAACTACATGCGGCGCTTCAAGACTTTTGATCAAGCCAAGCGGCTCGCCGAAACTATGGTTACTGTTACTGTCGCTGTTGGAGGTTGACATGGCTTTTGCCCCGTATACGAATGATCGGCGCGTGATTGGTGAAGACCCAGCGGTTCTCGGGCAGTTTCGGGAGAAAGATTACGGGCAGTTTTTCGAGTTTGCAGAGCGGCTTGATTATCCGATCTTTCCAGACTTTCCGCACCAAATCTTTGTCGGTCTTGGCGAAGTTCGATACGCGCTGGTAAAGAAGACTGTCGCTTATGTGGTGGTCAATGAAGATGAATATGGGGTGCCAGTCGTTGAAAAGTGGCAGATCAAAAATCTCAAGGAGTATAATTATGAAACGTAATTTCGTTGCGAAAGACCTTCGCACTCCGAAGTATCGCAAACGGATTGAAAAGAATCCTAAAGCGTATACGCGAAAAGTGAAACATAAGAAATGAAAGTAAAAATAGGTAATTATACCAGCTGGTACGGACCATATCAGTTGGCTAAAACGTTAATGTTTTGGGTGCCAGACGAAAACGATAGTACTACTGTTCATAAATTTGGTGAATATCTTGCTTATGGTAGTGTTCAAACTGAATCTGAAGTAGGAGAAGTGTATGATATATTTAGCGATGGACGCAAAACTACACTTCTATATCGTTTTCTAAGTTGGATCCACTCAAAGAAAAAACGTACAATTAGTGTACGAATTGATCCGTGGGACACTTGGGACATGAATACTACACTGGGCTACATCGTGCGCCCTATGCTAAAGCAACTAAAAGAAAAGCAAAAAGGTGCTCCGAAAGTAGACTACGAAGATGTTCCGAAAGACCTTCGTCCTACCAAAAAAGAAATAGCGGCTTATAACAAAGACGGTACTACGGATGACAAGTTTTTTGAGCGTTGGAATTGGATAATAGACGAAATGATCTTTGCGTTCGAAAGCCTTGATGGCGGTGCTAATGAAAACTGGGAAGAGAAGTTTCGAACTGGCAATTACAACTTACGTTGGGAGAAACTAGAAAACGGTTGCAGCGAAATGGTTTTTGGTGAGAATCACACGGCAGAAATAGACTGGGAAGGACGTAAACAATATGAAGAAAGAATTAGTAATGGTTTCACACTCTTTGGCAAGTACTATCAAAGCCTTTGGAATTAGGGATTAAATCTAATGAATAGTGTATTTTGGTTTTTGCTCGGTATCCTTGCGGGCTTTATTTTGTTCGAACAACCCCATCACGTTGCCGATCTAGGTAATTGGTTGGTCGAACAGTCAAAAAATCTTGGAGAATGAAATCGCAAAGAGTATAGTTATGAAGAGCGCAACACAAATTAATTCCGGTCGTATTAATTGTAACACAAAAGAATCAGTTACGGTGCCGCGATGAGCAAATGGGCAGTAATGATTTGCATTGATTCGGAAGAAGACGACTGGATCTTTGTAACAGAAGACAACGGCAAGTGTGGCATGTTTGACTTGCGTCCTGTGCTGTTTGACGACATCAACGAAGCAATGGCATACGCAAATACATTTACTTTACCTGGTAGAGAAGATAAAGTGATGGTAATAGATTATGAAAGTTAAATTAGGCAAACACACATACAAAACGTATATTTCAGGCGATGGAAAAACTCTGGGAAAAAAATCGCTGAAAAAGCTTGACAATAAATGTCAAGTTTGATATGATACTAAAACTGATGATGTGAAAAAAGGAACTTGTATTATGAAGACTAACTATGAAATGGTTTCAGTTCGCGATTTTGGCAAAGTTCAACTCGGTCGTGGCGCGGCAGGAAAGACAAGCAAATATCCTTGGAGTGATCTTGTTCCCAACGGGCCGGGTTTCTTCGTCGCAGTCGAAAAGCCGCCTCGGTGCCCTATCAGTCTGATTCGAGCAGGGCGCCGATTTAGTGTCCTAAAGGCAACGTATAAGAACAAGAAAGGTTTTTTCGTTACGCGAAAAGGTTCCTGAAAACTCTTTTTATGCTTGAAAGGAAAATCTGAAATGCCTCGTGTTATCAAGTCTGGTGAATATATGCTAAATCGTGCGATGATTTCTGGCACTACAGAGGTCTCTATGAATAGTTCAACTAGTAAAGTATTTTCACCAATGCGAAATACGGATATCAAGCGGGCAGTTGAAACTGGCGATTGGACAGAGTTGATGGAACGTGCAAGTAAGGAAACAAATCGCTTCCGACGCAATTTTTATGCTTGACAATCCCTGTCAAGTTTGATATGATACTAAAACTGATGATGTGAAAAACAAGGAGAATTATTATGGTTGCAGCAGTTGAATCAATGGCATGGGCCGGTGAAGTTCCGTGGCACGGTCTTGGTGTGAAGGTTCCCGCGGATCTTACTCCGGAGCAGATGCTTGAAAAGGCTGGGCTTGATTGGGAGGTAGAGAAGATTCCCGCTTTTGCCGAAGTTGCTGGTGAGAAGGTTGATGTTGGTAAAAGTGCGCTAGTCCGTACTTCTGACAATCGAGTTCTAGATGTGGTTGGCAACGATTGGAATCCTCTTCAGAACGCCGAAGCTTTCGAATTCTTCAATGACTTCGTGATGGCTGGCGCGATGGAAATGCACACAGCCGGTTCACTTCTGAATGGTAAGCGTGTGTGGGCACTTGCGAAGGTCTCCGATAGTTTCGAACTTTTCGGTGGTCGTGATCGGGTGGACAACTTTCTTCTGTTCTCTAACCCGCATGAATACGGAATGTCCATTGACATTCGCATGACTCCGATTCGCGTGGTGTGTAACAACACTCTCACGGTTTCTCTCCGCTCTGGTACGAAGAACGGCACGAAGGTTTCTCACCGTGTCCAGTTTGATGCCGAGACTGTCAAGGAGACGATGGGGCTTGCTGAAATCAAGATGGATACCTACAAGGAAATGGCAGAGTTCATTTCTACTAAGCGATTCACCGAAGAAAGTAAGGTAGAGTATCTGGAGCGTCTCTTTCCCGTCCTGGGTGAAGCGAAGCGTAAGAAGCAATCTAAGGGCGCTAAGAACATTCTGGAGCTTCTGGATACGCAGCCTGGAGCAGAGCTTGGTGAAGGTACGTTCTGGCAGTTGTACAACGGTGTTACCTACTACGTTGATCACGAAATGGGTCGCACTGACGACAATCGTTTGAACAATGCTTGGTTCGGTGCTGGAGTGAAGAAGAAGCAGGATGCTCTTGATCTTGCCCTGGAAATGGCTGAGGTTGCCTAATCAATTTGGGAGGGCTTCGGCTCTCCCAAATTCTTTGTGGAGAGAAATATGACTTCTATTCAACTCTAAACGTTCGTAGGAGAGCTACATAATAATGATTGAAACATGTTCGGAAATTATGGCTCACGCCCATGCAGTTAATATGATCACTGCTAGGGACGGTAATGTGTCTATTAGATGGGGATCACAGCCATATTGGTTTATAACTCCAGCTAATGTACGTAAACAACAATTACAACCTGCTATGTGGAAAAAGATTTCGATTGGTGGAGAAATTCTTGAATACACTGAAATGAGTCGAAATC